ACAGCATAGGTTTGTGTACCTGCCACTGTAGAAACAGTAACAGTAGTTTGTAAAGCTATCCAATCAAAAGAATCTTCTACCTCTCTTTTAGCATCATTTATCAAACGAAGTAAAGTTGAAGAGTAATCTGTTTCGTCTACAGTACCTACCTCTGATTCGCGCAAGCGAACTAAGATTTTATTTATTATCTGTAGAACTGTTGTGACTGTTTGAGACATTAATTACTCCCGTTAAAAAGGGGGAGCCGCAAAGCCCCCCACTCAGTTAAGCATCTGCAAAAGGCACGACCCGAACTCTTAAAGTCCCAGAAGCTAAGTTCACCGTTCCTGTAGATACATTATCTAACAACACAGTAACGGTATTAGCAGCAGTAACAGCAGCAGTAAGAATCATGTCTGCAAGGTCTACATCCATAGATACCATAACAAAGTCACCAAGACTTGCACCGGGAACTGTTACTTCTACAGTAGCTATAGCATCATCAGCGGTACTAGCCCAATCTTGTGTTACAGAAACTAGTGGAAATCCTGATAATCTTGACATTAGATTTCCTCCTTATTTGTTTAAATTAAATAACTTCGCGTGGGATGACCATCACATACAGCGTACCAGATGCTAGATCAATTGTGCTACCCGTTTCATTTGTGAGTGCAACCGTGACAGTATCAGCCGCAGTAACCTGTGCGGTCATTACTAGTCCCTGAAGATCAACACTCAAAGATGCCATAGCAAAGTCTCCAAGCTGCGCCCCAGTTACAGTAATATCTTGTTCAAGTGTATTAGCTGCATCAGCGAGGCTAGCCCAGTCTTTTGTCGCAGAGGCAATCGCAAATTTAGTCACGGACTGCCCATAATAAGTGCTCGATAAAGCCATTATAAATCTCCTTTAGAATAGGGGGAAGATTATTCCCCCATTAAATTAAATTACGTCGTTTAGGCAACAACCGCGATTTTGATACCAGCATCATTACGAAGCTCACCAGTACCATAAATGGTATCGGCGGTAAACAAGTCTCCTAAGAATTCTTGTTTATACTGCGTCTGTGTGCGAATACCCATCTGCTCAATGTGAACCATTGCAGATTTGTGGGCCAAGAGACACAAACGGGCATCAACAGAGCCTTCTGTATCTGTTGGGCTGTTGGTGGAAACATAAATCGGAATACCGTAAATATCTCCCATCAAGCCATTACGAATCGTATTAGAGCTACCAGCTTCACCTACGAAAGCCTGCTCTGTAAACCTGGAAAGACCCGTCAAGTTCTTCTTCTCGACTGGCGGAATAACCAGATAACGATCTGACAAGGGGACATCAACATCGTCAAGCGTTTGAATAGCTTTCCGAATACCAACATCTGCCAAGGCAGCTTGATTATCTGTACCAGCATTAAAGGCTGTCGATCCATCAGAACCGATAACAGTACCCGCTGTGCCGAAATCTATAGTCGTACCAGAGCTTACTGCATTAACAGTTCCACCCTGTAGACCATAAGCTCGCAGCCAAAGATCAGAATCGACCTGCGAAGAAAGAGCAAAACCAGCATCGTCAGTGTAAAACTGACGCATACTTTGTAGGGCTTGCTTATCAAGCAAATCTTCAATCAAACGTGAGTACTCATAATGCTTATCAATCGAGATTGAAATTTCTGAGTCTGTCGCAGCAATCAAAGTCACCTGTTGCCGCGTAGCTTTAACACTTGCAGAACCACGTGTCGGTGTCGGGATATGTACAGTATCTCCCTTCTTACCATTGTGATTCATTTTTGTAACCAAGTTAGCTAAAACCAAATTACTTTTATATGCAGCAACGACTTCATTCGACCATAATTCAGGAATAAACTTGTCCTGTGTAGTCGTATTCATCGCAGCCGCGGCTGAAAAATTAGCCATTTTACATCTCCTTTAAAAGTTAAAACTTATAGAGCTATCTAACTCTATCTTCTTTGTATGCCTTATAAATTTCTGGAGCAAGGTCAGCATATCTTTGAGGATCTTGTATCTGTAAACGGATAAGTTCTGTTCTTTTATACATCGGTAAACCCGAAGAACCAACATCCGCTGAAGATCCTCCTGATACAGTTGTAGCGGCTTGAAGTTCTCGCTCTCTTTCTTTCTGTACCTCTTCTGTTTGCTTTTCATGGGCAGTCTGAGTTAGCCCTTTGTATTGTGAAAACAATTCATCAGCATACTCAAAGTCTCCATTGCTTGCTCTTAGCCACATATCTTGTCGGGGAGTACTAGCCATTACCCACTGTTGGAATTGTGTATCATTCACAATTTCTCCTACATCTGGATGCTTATCTTGCAAACGCTGTAATGTATTTTCAGTCTGCGTTTGATTTAGAGCACCCTTGATTGGTTGTAATGCCTCCTCAACTACCCGACGTACAGCCTGTAAAGGATTTTCATGGAAGTCTTCTTCCGTTAAGGCAGCCTCTTCATTCCGTACTTGTTGAGATTGAGCCTCTTGTAGATTTTTCTGGATAAGTGTATCGGCTAGTTTTCTTAGCTCTCCTAACTCATTGCCCTGTTTACCATACTGTTGTTCTAAGTTTTGATAAGAATTTAAAATCTCATCTACAGATTTTCCTTTAAACTTAAGAGGAAACTCTGATTCTTCTCCACCAATAGGTTTATTTTCAACGCCTTGAGTTTCGGCCTGTTGAGCCTCTTCACTAGTTTTCTCTTCACTTTCCAATCGACTTGTCAGATCCGAATAGTCAACATCTTTCAAATCCTCTGAGTCCACATCTACTATTTTATTAGCCATACATTCTTCCTCGTTTTAACCCTTCAAAGGGGAACTAACATGGTATACCCAATCTTTTCAGATTAGATCTATTTGCTTTCCTATGTCTCTTTGCCCATTTATCGGCGGTAGTAGGGAAGCCTTGGTCTATTCCAGGTAATGAGAAAAACCCGCCCGAAATAATTCTTGTAGAAAGGCCGCCGCAAAAAGTACAGTCAATTTCTTTTTCCGAAGACCACTGCTCTTCAATATAGTCACAAATAGAACATTTATAGTCATTCAACATTGTCATCTTCCTTGGTTTGTTCCAGTTCTCTTTCAAAAACTGACTCCAATTCTATAATCAAATGCAGCATTCCTAATGCTCCTCTTTGCTGCCAAAAACCTTTTTCATCTGCTATTGCCATCACATTATTCTGTTGATTGTACATTTCTACCAAGCGTTCACGGATTAATCCCCAACCCTCTGTAGCCAATGTCTCAAACATTTTATCATAAGTTTGTCTTTCCTCTTCCTTCATATTAGCTACCTCTCATTGTTGCTAACATAATTAATGCAGAAATCTCCTCGTCATCTTTTATTATTTGTACTAACTGTTGCTGTCTTCTTAACCTTTGTATTGTTTTTGGGTCTACTTCTGCACCAACACCACCCGCAGGGACTACTTTTCCGTATGGCCCAGAACCCCAACCTCTTCTTCCAAACCCTCTTCTACCTACGACCGTTGGCATTTACGCCTCCACCAGGAAATCTTCCTCCGTTAATTCTCCCTTGCAAGAAACTTATTTTGCCTTTCAAATCTGAAACTTCTTGTTCCAAATCTCCTAATTTTCCCACTGTAATCTCATGTCTTTTTGCACTTCTTTCGTCGCTTTTATTATGCCTGTCTATTAACTTCACAGTAATTTCATATAATTCTTTTATCCTGCTTCCTATAAGTTTTTGAAGAAAGGTTACCAAAGTAGCTACAAGACCTAAACATAAAGCAATTGCGCCACCCTCTAGAACATTAATATCCATTCAATGCAACCGTAGTACATCAATCTATTTCAAAAATCTCACCATCTTCTATCGTGATTTCTTCAGCGTCGAGGAGTTCTTTGATCACTGCGTAATCAGCGTTGTCGGTGTCCATCGGGACTCCGTGTTCCACGCCATCGGAAACAACTTGGACGATGCACGGCTCTGAGGTGCCAAGTGTATTAATGTACCTAATCAATGACGCATCTTTAATTTTGTTTTCATTTAATGGCATTATGAAAGCTCCGCATCTGCTGTGCTATCTGGCCCCCAAGTAGCATAAGTACCAGCCGCAGCATACGTCCCGGCAGAATCCACATTGATCTGCTGTGCTGTATTGGCGGAAGAACCAACGCCGTACCCGACCATAGTGGGGGACGCTCTCATGGGCACCTGAAATTGCCAATTTGAATAATTCACTCCTGATCCCGTAACGGATGATCCATACAGGTACGAACCCTGAGTACTAGAGCCGCCAGCGCGTTGTACAAAATAACGACGGCAACGTAATAGATTCTCATTCGGTTTTTCGTACTGAAATGCGCTTGCCGTACTGCCTAATTCCAGTTGGACTCCAGTCATATGAAACATATCATTATCATCATCAAACGCATCAACCTGCCCCACGTAGGAATTCCCATCGTTCCATTCGGCCCAAGAGGTAGCTAATGTTCCATCTGTGTAATTAGACCCTGCCACCAGCACAAACTGAAGGTAAAGACTTGTCGCATTATCATTACCAAAGGGGTTGTCACTCGTATCACCGGCAAAGGTAAGCGTTTTGTACTCCCACGTATCCGATGAGCTTACCGTGTAGGCCTTTGATATATGTCGATTATTATCGTTGTCGTGTAAGGAAACGATGTACGTTCCTGTTTGAGTTGCATTCACCCAAAAGCTCAGAGTGACCGCTTTGGCTTGAGCATCGCCTTTATTCCAACTTTGTAAATCTTGCCCTTCAAAAATTTGCGCTATATAAACTACATCGCCTGGAG